CCGAATGTAACATCGTTTTTTCAGAAAAGAGAAGAACTCAAGAAGAATTAAATCTTCTTTATAATTTAGCAGATTGTACTATTAACATCGCTAACAACGAAGGATTTGGATTGGCAACTGCAGAATCAGTAATGGCTGGTACACCAATTATTGTAAATGTAACTGGTGGATTGCAAGACCAATGTGGATTTAAAGTTGATGGTAAATTACTTACAGCTGATGATTATATTAAAATTGGTTCGTTGCATGAGTGGAGAAAGTGGGAAGGTAAAGCAGAACCTGGTCCTTGGGTTGTTCCTGTTTGGAGTAGAGCACAAGCATTAGCAGGTTCAGTACCAACTCCATATATTTGGGATGATAGAGTTGATTTGGAAGATGTATCCGAAGCAATCCTTAAAATGTATAATACACCAAAAGAAGAAAGAAAAGCAAACGCATTAAAAGGTAGAGAACATTTCATTAATGAGGCTGGGCTATCGCATACAAATATGTGTAAGACCTTAGTTGATGGCGTTGAAGCAACTTTCCAAAATTGGAAACCAAGAGAAAGATTTGAAGTATTCAAAATTAAATAAGTTATGAGTAAACCAACATTAGTATTTCAGGGACCTATTTTTACTAGAAGTGGATATGGTGACCATTGTAGAGATTTGATGAAATCACTCCGTAAGATGGATAAATTTGATATCAAAATTATACCATTGAGATGGGGTAATACACCTCAAAATCAAGTTAGTGACCAAACTGAATTTGGCCGCTGGATGTTAGATAGAGTTATAGCCCAAATTGGTGATAAGCCGGATGTGTTTATGCAAGTTTCGGTAGCAAATGAATTTGAACCAAAAGGACATTACAATATTGGTGTTACTGCTGGTGTTGAAACTACAATAGCACCAAAGAACTTTATAGATGGTTCTGAAAAAATGGATTTAATTATAGTTCCATCTAATTTTACTAAATCAAATTTAGCAGGAACTATTTACCAACAAAAAGACCAAGCAACAGGACAAATTGTAGGCGAATATAAACTTACAAAACCAGTAGAAGTTCTTTTTGAAGGAGTGGATACTGAAATATTTGGAAAATCTGATAAAAAGGATATTCTTTCAAATGTAAAAGAAGATTTTAACTTCTTAATCGTAGGACATTGGCTAAAAGGTTCTTTGGGACAGGATAGAAAAGATATTGGTATGGCAATCAAAACATTTTGTACTGTATTCCAATATCTACCAAAAGATAAACAACCGGGTCTTATACTTAAAACATCTCACGCTGGATTTAGTGTGATAGATAGAGAAGAAACTCGTAAAAAAATAGATGAAGTATTAAAACCATTTGGGGATAAGTGTCCATCTGTATATTTGATACATGGTGATATGGAAGAAACTGATATGAGTAATCTATACCACCATCCAAAAGTTAAAGCAATGATTTCATTTGCTAAAGGTGAAGGATATGGTAGACCAATGGCTGAGTTTACATTGACAGGTAAACCGATTATAGCAAGTGGATGGAGTGGACAAATGGATTTCTTACCATCAGAACATTCTGTGTTATTGGAAGGACAATTAACACCTATTGATGAATCAGCAGCTGACCAATTTATCCTTAAAGAAGCACAATGGTTTACTGTAAACTATTCTAACGCTGCAAATAAGATTTATGATGTATATAACAAATATAACTCTTATTTAGAAAAATCAGAAGGATTGAAAGAAAATACATTAAAGAATTTTACTTTAGAAAAAATGCATGACAAATTTGAGAATATACTTGATACTTATGTAAGGAAAGCACCTCAATTAGTTCCATTTAATGTTCCGAAGTTGAACACAAAAATGCAGATTCCGAAGTTAAATAAAGTATAATGCCTTTCACATTATTATATAAACCACTCATAGAAAAAGAAGAGAGGGTATCTAAAGCTAACTTACTTCCTAGGAATGTATATAGAATTTCATCTTATGAATATAAAGATGGTAAAACTAAAAGTTTAGCTGGGATAAAATCTTCTCTTGTTTTTCTGGTTGGTATATTTGAAAAAAAATTAATTTGTTTGAAAATTAGTGAAGTTAAGCCTGATAGGTTTTTTCAATGGTTAAAAACTATTGAACAAAAAGGATTAACCACCGAAGATTTTGACAAAGCAGAAAAATTAGAAGATTTACTCATATTAGACAATAGAGCAGGTAGTAAAATTTTCGAAGGATATATTAAGAATAAACCCATCTACAATCTAAAACCAACTCCATACAGAACCTATAACTTAGATGGGATAAAGTATATTCAACAGGTTCATATTAAAAAAGACATTTTAAAATCTTTCTATTTTTAGAAATTATATCTTATTTTGATGTCTCTTATATTTACTTGTATAAGAAAAACTTTGCAAAGTAAATAAAAGATGGCATTAGTAAAAAGACTAGAAAAGGGTGCTCCGCTTACCGCATCGGAGATGGATGATAACTTAACGTTTTTACAAAACCAAATAACTGCGGGTACATCTGGAAGTGGTGGAACTTCTGGTAGTAGTGGTTCATCCGGCTCAAGCGGTTCATCGGGCTCCTCTGGTTCAAGCGGAAGTGGTGGTACGAGTGGTTCAAGCGGTTCATCGGGCTCAAGCGGCAGTTCCGGTACTTCTGGTACATCTGGTAGTTCGGGCTCTTCTGGTTCATCTGGGAGTAGTGGTACTGCTGGTAGTAGTGGGCAGGATGGTATAGCTGGTACGGGTGGTACATCCGGAACAAGCGGTACATCTGGGACATCTGGTGTTAATGGTACATTCTTTGGCTCTTCAGGTTCTTCTGGTTCGTCTGGAACTAATGGAACTGATGGTAGTGCTGGTACAAATGGTAGTGCTGGTTCTTCTGGTTCAAGCGGAAGTAGTGGAACTAATGGTGTTGGGGGTTCGTCTGGTTCATCTGGAAGTAGTGGTGTAAATGGTACTGCTTCATTATCAATAACTCAAAGTGGTGGTTCAACATATCCATCAACAAATGATATAACTTTTCAAGGTTTATTAGTATCTTCATCTGGAGCAGGTGCAGTTACTGTTTCTTTAGCACCTGGTGCTGCTGGTTCAAGTGGTTCTTCTGGTTCAAGCGGTTCTTCTGGCTCAAGCGGTTCTTCTGGAAGTAGTGGTGTTAGTGGTGGTACTGGTTCGGCTGGTTCATCCGGTTCAAGCGGTTCATCGGGAAGTAGTGGTGTAAATGGATTTACCGGTTCAAGCGGTTCTTCTGGAAGTAGTGGTTCTTCTGGTACAAATGGTGTAACAGGTTCGGCTGGTTCTTCTGGTTCATCCGGTAGTAGTGGTACATCTGGATTAGGTACATCGGGTTCTTCTGGTACTTCTGGTAGTAGTGGTGCAAATGGTTTAAGTATTAACGTTGGTGGGTTCAGAGATAACGCGGTGTTAACTCTTCAAGGAACTGCACCAAACGTAACTGCGGAAGATAATGTAACAATAGATGGTGACCTATTAATGGTTACCGGTTCAATATATGTAACGGGTAGTGGTGTAAGAATAAGTGGTTCGCTTAGTGTAACTGGTTCAGTAAATGTAACTAATGTACCACTAACACAAAAACATCAGATGACAGGTTCGTTCTTCTTAACGGGTTCGGATACTAGATTTTATTCTCCGATAGCTGTATTAGGTGATTTTGATGTAACGGGTACTGTTGATGTTAATGGAGCAGTAAGTGCTTCAGCATTTCATATTGTAAACCCTGGCGTTCCCGTATTAGAATCTGCAACCGATATCAACTTACAAGCGGGTGGTGCGGTTAAAATAACTTCATCATCTTTAAGATTAGCATCATATGCTGGAACTATTACTGGTAGTTTTGGACAGAATGGTGATTTGATTTACGATTCAGGAAGTCACAAATTTGTTGGATACCAAAATGGAGCATGGGCTGTAATAGCAGGTGGAGCTGGTGGTAGTGGTTCTTCGGGTTCATCTGGAAGTAGTGGTTCTTCTGGTTCTTCTGGAGCTAATGGTTCATCTGGAAGTAGTGGTTCAAGCGGTACAAGCGGTAGTAGTGGTTCAAGCGGTAGTAGTGGTTCAAGCGGAAGTAGTGGTTCAAGCGGAAGTAGTGGTGTAAATGGTTCATCTGGTTCATCTGGAACTTCTGGTGGATTTGTACCACAAGGTGCTTGGCAGGCTATAACAACATATAGTATAAATGATGTTGTTTCGTATGGCGGACAATCGTATGTATCTAATATAAATTCAAACTTAAATAATATACCACCAACACAACCCGCTGAATGGACATTATTGGCTGAAGCTGGTACATCTGGTAGTAGTGGTTCTTCTGGTTCATCTGGAACAAGTGGGTCTGGTACTTCTGGTTCATCGGGTTCATCTGGAACAAGTGGTGATGATATCCTTACTCCAAATAGACAAACGGCTTCTTATACTTTAGCATTAACCGATGCTGGAAAAATTGTAGAGATGAACGTTGCTTCTGCTAATAACTTAACCGTACCACAAAACTCATCAATAGCATTTGCAACGGGTACTCAAGTTATGGTAGCACAATACGGAGCAGGACAGACTACATTGGTGGCAGATACAAACGTAACAATTCGTTCAGCAAATGCGGCTTTGAAAACAAGAGTACAATATAGTGGTGTAACTTTAGTAAAGGTTGCAACAAACGAATGGTACGCATTTGGTGATTTAACAATTTAATAGTTTTTGATATATGTTAAAAAGTCATAGTGGAGCAGTATCCAGCGCAATATCATATGTGGACGTTTATGTATATCCATTTTATGATACAACAACAATAGCAGCTGCGGCTTATGTAACTGATGTAAAATCAAGATTTAACACTGTTAGTAATCCAATAGGATTGAATTTGGATGTCCAAATACAACAATGGTCTGCACCAAATTGTACATCACCATTGGGTAGTCCAACATCCCACACATTTTCTTTACCAATAAGTTCTTCGATATTTGATACAAGTATCAGTTCAACTGAAGTAGCAGACCCAAGTGCTGTAGCCGTTAGAATTACTTCACTTAGTGTTCTTGGTGTAAGTTTAGATAGAAGTCCTCAATTTATAGTAACGGGTAGTTATGTTTATAGAATAACAGGGTATGGTGAGTGTGGAGGATTATAATAAATGAGAGAATACAACGTTATATTAAAAAAAGATATAGATTATGATTCCTTTTGGAATGATATAGAAAGTGATACCGATGGTGGTAACCTTTACATTCCAAATCGTGCGGTTCAATACACAAACGAAAGACCCACATCTCTCCGTCAATGTTGGTATTTACTTACCGATGAAGAAGCAGAAACTTTAAGAGGAGATGAAAGAGTGTTGGGTGTAGAAATCCCACCAGAACATAGAGATGATATTGTAATAGTAAGAAACGCTGTTCAATATGGCGATTTTACAAAAACAACATCTGATAGTGGTAACTATCAAAATTGGGGATTGATTAGATGTAATAATCTAACAAACAATTATGGTAGTGGAACAACAACAACTCAATCTTATAATTACACATTAGATGGAACTGGTGTTGATGTTGTAATACAAGATAGTGGAATTCAAGTTGACCATCCTGAATTTAATGATACCAATGGAAGTAGTAGAGTACAACAAATAAATTGGTTTACAACAAGTGGAGTTAGTGGTACACAATCTGGAAATCATTATAGAGATTATGATGGACATGGTACTCACGTAGCATCAACCGCAGCTGGATTGAATTATGGTTGGGCTAAAAACGCAAGAATATATTCACAAAAATTATCAGGGTTAGAAGGAACGGGAGATAGTGGGACTGGAATTTCTCCTACTTACGCTTTTGATTGTATTAAAGGATGGCATAACAATAAACCAATAGACCCAAAAACGGGAGTAAAAAGACCAACGGTAGTTAATATGAGTTGGGGATATTTGGGAACATATACAACTGTATCTTCGATAAATTATAGAGGTGTGGCTTATAGTGGGGTTGATATAGATACAATTACTGAAAGAAATAATAACTATGGACTAATAACACAATATTATCAAGTTAGTCCATCTATAATCTATATGACAAATACACGCATTTCTTCAGTTGATACTGATATTCAAGAAATGATTGATGCTGGAATTGTAGTTTGTATTGCTGCTGGAAATCGTTCTTATAAGATAGATATAGCATCCGGAACTGATTATAATAATTATGCGGATACTGATGGTGGTATTGAATACTATCACAGAGGTTCATCTCCATTTGATGATGAGGCTTTTATAGTTGGTAATATGGATAGTACTGTGTATAGTTCTACATTAGACCAAAAAGCAACTTCATCCGAAACTGGACCGGGTGTTACTATTTACGCACCAGGTACAAATATTATGGGAGCTTGTTCAACCACAAACGCATTTACAGACGAACCATATTATAGAAACACATCTTATAGACAAATGAATATAAGTGGTACATCAATGGCATCACCGCAAGTGGCTGGAGTTTGTGCTCTTTTATTTCAATTAAACCCCAAAATGACACCAGCCCAAATTAAAGCATCTTTGTTAGTAAATGCTGGAACTGTTTTATATGATACTGGTGTGAATAATGATTGGACTGATTATAGAAGTCTAAAAGGTGGCACTGCAAAAATCCTATACAATAAATTCAATTCCAATAAAACCTTCTCTATGGGAGGGGTTAAATTCTCCGGCGGAATTTCTTTTAGATTAGCATAATTTTTTTAACGTTTTTCGGTTTTACTTTATATTTATATATACATATATAAGATAGAAATTCATATTTGGTAATTTCTAAAATTATTCGTATATTTGTAAAATTTGAAAAATGTTATGATTAATATCACTTACGCAGTTACTGTATGTAACGAATTGGTTGAATTAACAAATCTTGTTAATTTTTTACACCCAAGAATACAAAAAGATGATGAGATATTAATTCAATACGATTCTGAAAACGTTTCAAAACCGGTATTGGATTATCTCAATATAATTTCACAATTACACAAATCCCAAATAAGAGTAATACCATTTCCTTTAAATAAGGATTTTGCATCTTTTAAAAATAATTTAAAAAATAATGCAAATGGTATCTTTATTTTTCAAATAGATGCGGATGAAATTCCATCTGAATATTTGGTGGCTAATATGCGTGATTTTTTAGAATCTAACAAAGATGTAGACCTTTTCTTTGTACCACGCATTAACACAGTTAATGGTTTAACTGAATCACATATTAAAAAATGGGGTTGGAATGTTAATGATAAAGGTTGGGTAAATTTCCCAGATTATCAGACAAGAATTTATCGTAGAACTTCTGAAATTCATTGGGTAAATAAAGTACATGAAAGAATAGTTGGATTTAATACTATGAGTGTATTACCATCCGATGAAGAATATTGCCTATATCATCATAAGCAAATAGAAAGACAGGAAAAGCAAAATTCGTTTTATGATACAATCTAAAATAGCTTTCCTAACCGAAATGGGATTTACAGGTAAAGTTCCTGTTAATCATCCAAATATGAGAACGGAGTTTGCTTGGATGTACGCATTGGATGCTGACCATTTTAATATTCATATGCTTGACGAATTAAAAGGATATGACCATGTCTTTGTTATATTTCCAAAAGGTAAAACATTTTTAAGCTCGGAAGGAAGTACATTGGTGAGTGGAGTTAATCCAGTTTCACAATTACTTAGAGAAGATATAGTTGGTAAGATAAAGAAGCAAGGTAATACTAATGTTCACTATGTGCAAGAAGGACCTCATTGGTGGTATAATGATTATGAAGTAGTAGACCAAATTTACTTCTTTAACTTTTTACAATCATGCGATTCAATCTTTACACACAATGATAGTGATGTAATGTATTATAAAGGATTATTTCCCAATAAGAAAATCAGACCTATTGGTACATTGATGATTGATACTCTAATCAAAGATATCGTGCCTACAAAAGAAGATAAAGCAATTATAGGTGGTAACTTCGCAAGATGGTATGGTGGATTTGAAAGTTATATGATAGCTGATAATTTTGAAGTACCTATTTGGGCACAAACATCACACGCTATGCGAATCGGTGAAGATAGTATGCATAACTTACACCATCTACCAAGAGTAATGTGGGGTGAGTGGATGCAAAATCTATCAACTTTTAAATACGGAGTTCATATGATGCCAACGGTAGCAGCTGGTACATTCGCTCTTAATTGTGCATACTTTGGAATCCCTTGTATTGGTAATATGGATGTGGATACTCAAATGTTATGTCACCCACTAACATCAGTATTAGTAAATGATTTGGAAAGTGCAAGAGCAATAGCAATACAATTAAAAGAAGATAAAGAGTTTTATGATAAATGTTCTAAGTTAGCAAACGAAAGATATGAAGAATGTTATTCACAAAAAGTTTGGACAGAAAATATTAAAGAAGCATTAGAATTATGATAACAGTTATATTAAATGGTTACAAAAGGGGAAATAACCTTAATGAACAATTAGAAGCATTAGAAAGACAGACGGTAAAACCAACTGAAATTCTTTTGTGGTATAATTCACCCGATGATGATACTGAAATAAACTATGAAATTGGAACAAAGATTCCAGTAGCATATTCAAACTATAACTTTGGAGTTTGGGCAAGATTCTATTACGCATTCAATGCTAAGAATCCTTATATTTGTGTATTTGATGATGATACAATTCCTGGTGAGAGATGGTTGGAAAATTGTATTAAAACAATGGAAACCAATGAGGGATTATTAGGAACTGTTGGTTTACTTTACCCAAATCCGCTCCCATCACAACATTCATCTTACTACGAACATTATCTTCGTTTTGGATGGCCACCAAGTGGTAATAATGATAAAACTATTCAAGTTGATTTAGTTGGTCATAGTTGGTTCTTTAAAAAAGAATGGTTACAATATTTGGTAAGAGAATTACCAGACCCTAAATATAATACATGTGGTGAGGATATGCACTTTTCATATATGTTGCAAAAATATGCTGGTATTCCAACATTTGTTCCACCGCATCCAAAAAATGATAAATCATTGTGGGGTAGTACAAAAGGTGAATATGGTGGAGATTCGGCATCACTTTGGGAATCAAATCAGAAAGGAATTGATGGTACTCCATTTAAAGAATTAATGAATGAATATTTTCATAATCAAAGAAAAAAAGGTTGGAAATTAGTAAATGAAAAATAAACTACCAATATTAATATGTTTCGGAACTAGACCTGAGTGGTTAAAGGTAAAACCTTTAATTGATATAATGGATAAGAAAGAATACAAACTCTTATTCACAGGTCAGCATGAAGATTTATTATCAGATATAAAAGTTGATTTTAGAGTTCATATAAAAGATAGCTTTCGTCATACTAGATTAGATTCTATTATAATGGGTTGTATGGAATATTTTCCAAATTACAACTTTAAGGGTGTGTTAGTACAAGGAGATACAGCCTCCGCTTTTGCTTGTGCTTTAGCAGCATATCATAGAGGTATT